TCTTATAATAGAGAATTATTTGATTAGTAAATAATTATTAGTAAAAGAATATAATATGGCATCTGAATTTCAGTTATTTGATGGTAAAAACTTATCATCCTTATTTAAAGATATTTACGATAATCAACAAGTAAAAAAGAAGAATATATCAGATATGATTGAATCTCTTCGTAAGTTGATTCGTAATGTAGGTGAAGCAACGGTTCTTGCTCCAATTATTAGAGATTTAATCGATTCATCTATTAAAAACGATGACCACTTAATTAAATTGGCAACAATTGCTCAAAGATTGGCAGCTGCTGAAGCAAAGGGTATTGGTGAAGATGGTTGGTTAAGTGAGCATGAAAAGGCACAATTATTAACGGAATTAGAAGATACTGTTAATGAGATTGATAAAAAAAATGATGAAAAATTATTAGATATTCAAGTTGAAATAGAAGATATAAAAACAAAATTATAATGGAAGCATTTTTAGCAACAGTTGATACGGTATATCCAACTAATACAGATTTTTTAAAAAAAGAAGTTGATAAAATATCAATATATAATGGTAATACAAACTTTTCGGATTTAGATGCTAGGAGATATGGTGCAATAGAGTATTTATCAGAAACAGGTATTAAGAATGACGCTGCACAACCATTTGATAAAAATAATTTTACATTTCCAATTAAAGGTGAGACGGTTGTAATATTCAAAATTGCAAATCAAACATTTTGGATGCCATATACAATCACCCCATACTCAAATTATAGAAAAGATTATATTACAAAAACAACAACCAAAGCAGAAGATGTAACCGAAGTTGGTGGGGATAAAACTGCAAAAGATTATAAACAGAATGCTGCGGCAGGTGGAACTACTACAAATTCTTCTGGAAACCCAGATGATAAAAAGTATATTGTAAATGAAAAGATTAAATTTCTAAATCCAAAAGAAGGTGATACTATTTTAAGTGGTAGGGTTGGTAACACAATTCGGTTATCAGAATTCTTTTTATCTTCAGATGGTAAATCTTATCCTGGTATATACATTCGTAACAAACAAAATGCAGAATTAGATTCTAAACCAATCGGTGAAATGATTGATGAAGATATAAACAAAGATGGAACATCCGTTTACTTTGTATCGGGTAAAACCAAAGTTCCATTCAAAGAAACAATATCTAAAACTAAAATAGGATTTAAAGAATACCCATCCGATTTTAGTGGAGAACAATTATTTATAAATTCAGATAGAATACTATTATCTGCAAAAGCAAAAGAGTTTATTATATATGGAAAAGGAAATACTGGTATAATAACAGATGGTAACTATTCTATAGATAGTGCAAAAGATGTTTATGTTAATTCAGATAAAAATATAATATTACACTCCAACGGAGCAAATCAAATATTTTTTAATTCAGAAAACGGAAAAATATTTTTGGGTAAAAATCAAGGAATAGGTGGAGCAGGGGCAGATGTACAAAAAATGGTGTTAGGTGGTGAATTGGTTGAAATAATGAAAGAATTATTAGAAGCAATTAAAAATCAAATATATGCAGGTTCTTGCGGCCCCGCAACTCTTTCTTCTGCTAATAAATTTGAATTTGATATTATTAAAGCAAAGTTGAACAGATTATTATCTGCAAATAATTATTTAAGTAAGTAAAATGTCCTGGATAATATTCAAAGCAAATGTATTAGAAGCAATGATAACTCTTAGGTTTTCAAATGACTCTGATGGGTTTGCTTCATTCTATGCCAATGAATACGACCAATGTATAAAAAGAGGTGGCGATTTATTATATGGTGTTAATATTATAAACGGAAATGTTCAAGGTATGGTGGACGTTATAAAAACTGCTTTAAAAAAAGGACAAGATAGTGATGGTGAAAACTTTAATTTATTAGCAGAAATATACCCATCTGCATTTGATGCATATTGGTTAGGTGCAGAAACATCTCCCTTTCCAAATCCATTATTAAGACCTTTGGGTTGGCAATCAACGCCACCTGCTCCAGGTACACTTATGAACATAGGTCCAAATCCTATATCAATGGCAACATCCACTGCAATAAATAAAGCATTAAAAGAAGCAGCTCAATTATTAGTTGATGAATTAAAAAAACAAACAATTGAAATCGGTGGTATTGTTATAAATGTATATGATACAGTTGTTAAACTTTTAAATAAAGAAGTTGTTGCAGATGAAATAAAAAATCATCCCACAATTATAACAGGTAAAGCAGTAGTTGAAAAGTATAACGAAATTAAAAAGAAAAAACCATCCATCGGTTCTCAATTTAAACCATCTATTAAATTTCCATTTCCAGAATTGCCAAAAAGAAAAGATTTAATTGAAAAAGCAAAATTAAAACTAATAGAAGAAGCAACTGCTCAAATTAAAGAGCAACTAATACCACCCATTCAGGAAAAAATATTACAACCAATAATATCACCTATACAAGTGGTAGTAGAATTATCAAAATCAATTCCATCACCAAAACCTACAAAAGAACAAATTAAAAAATTTGTAGTAGATACGATAAACGGAATAAAACCCGATATATCTTTACCCAATGTCAATATTCCAAAGTTACCAACTAAAGAAGAATTAAAAAAACAAATTGAAGATTCTTTACCAACAGAAGAAGAACTAATGGCTATGGCTTTTGATATTATTAGAGATAAGATACCCAAAATTCCTAATATATGGTTTGTCCCACCTACTTTAATTTTTTCTGCACCTACAAATATTTTGTTAGACCCTTTTGTTAATTTAGCAAAAGTACATTTGTTAGGAACGGGTGGAACTATGAATGTTATGGCACAGTATCCACCACCCGCGCCACCTGCTCCTGCAATAATATCGTGGTCTGGATATAATATCATTGGATAATTTGAACTTATTATATTTATTAACATAACGAATACATTTTACTATGAAATCAGACATTTTATTATCACTTATTAAAGAAGTGATTAAGAATGAAGTTAAGACACAGGTTAGGCAGCAAGTTATTTCTGAAATAACTAAGTTAGTTAAATCCGGTGTAGTTACATTAAATTCTAACAGAAAACCACAAGCCCCTACATTAAAGGAGGCAATTAGAACTACAGACCCATTTGCAGCGGCAAGTGCTGCTTTACAACAAAGTAGAGCATCTGTACCACAACAAAGGGTTGAACAACCACAGAAGGAATATACAAAGAATCCGGCATTAAATGAGATTCTTAATATGACAACTCCATTTACATCTGCACAAAGAGCAGAAGGTGGAGCAGGTGGTGGTGCAAGTGTATTAGATATGCTACAACCACAAATGAGTGTTGAAGAAGATGGTTGGGAAACTATGGATTATAGAGAATCAGGTGTTCCACAGAGTATGCCACAACAATTAGAATCAACAGGAGATGCATTGCAAGATGCAACTATGAAAGCATTGACAAGAGATTATTCAGAATTGGTAAAAAGATTTAAATAATGGCAATAGAGCTTGGTAAAGTTAATGTAGTAGATTTAACAGAAAACGATTGGAAAATAATTGGAATTGGTATAAATGATGGTGCACAAATAAAAAACGTTACAGGTGAAAACGAATTTGTGTATGGAAAAAATCCTGATAATATACAATATTCATCTATATTTTCTATTAATTATACAACTTTAACACAGGCAAAGGATAATTTAAAAAATCTCATTTTAACTAAAAAAGGAGAAAGATTAATGAATCCAGAATTTGGATGTGATGTTTGGAGAGTATTATTTGAACCTTTAAATGATGTATTGGTAGAAACAAGTATAGAAAATGCAATTGTAGAAGCAGTTTCTATTTGGTTGCCATATTTGAATATAGATACCATCGTATTTGATTATGATGAAAACGATATAGATAATCATAGAATAGCTTTGGATATTAAATTTTCATTAATTTCAAACCCAAATCTTTCAGAATCAGTACAAATAAATGTAAATAATTAATAATGGCAATTAAACCGATAGATAAGAATTGGGGAAACGATAATAAAAAGATAAATTATCTTGGTAAAGATTTTGCTACATTAAAGCAAAACCTTATAGATTATACTAAAACTTATTTTCCAAATACATATTCCGATTTTAACGAATCATCACCTGGTATGGTGTTTGTTGAACAAGCAGCTGCTATTGGTGATATTTTATCATTCTATCAAGATGTTCAATTAAAAGAATCAATGTTGGCTTATGCTACTGAACGTAAAAACGTTATAGCATTGGCACAATCAATGGGGTATAAACCAAAAGTAACAACTCCGGCAGTAACAACTATGACGGTTTATCAATTAATTCCATCTGTTTTTGCAGCCAATGGTAATACGGGTATTGATTTTTCACCTGATAGTAAATTCTACTTAACAATAAAAGAAGGAATGGAAATTTCTTCAACAACAAATTCAAATGTAACTTTTAGAACTACAGATGCTGTTAATTTCTCAGAAACAGGAAGTAATTCAACTAGTGTGTTTGAAAGAGATGCAAATGGAAATCCTACACGATATTTAATTTCAAAAACAGTTAAAGCAATATCTGCAAGAGAAGCTTCTACATCAATTTCATTTCAACAATCGGATACGGATTACCCATCAGAAACAATATCAGATTTAAATATTATAGGAATAACATCTGTTGTAGATTCAAATACAAATGAAATATTTTATGAAGTTCCATATTTGGCACAAGAAAGTATTTTTGTTGAAAAACCAAATACATCATACAATTCTGATTTAAGTGAATTTTCAGGTTCAGTTCCTTATATATTAGAAGTACAAAAAGTACCTCGTAGATTTTCAGTAAAAGTAAATTCAGATAATACTATGGATTTACAATTTGGAAATGGTGGTGGAAGTGGAAAAACGGATGAACAATTATTACCAAATACAAAAAATATAGGATTGGGATTGGCAAATACTGTTCAAAGGTTAAATCAAGGAATAGACCCATCTAATTTTTTAAAAACAAACACATTTGGAATATCTCCTGCCGGTAAAACACTTTTAGTAAAATACTTAATTGGTGGTGGAGTTGAATCAAATGTAAACACTGGTGATTTAACTACAATTGATAACATACAGTTTGAAGAAGACCTTTTATCAATTCCAACTAATTTGTTAAATTCTTATAATGATATAAAAAATACTATAGCAGTTGAAAATTTAGAACCTGCAACCGGTGGTAGAGGTAGTGAATCAATTGAAGAAATAAGACAAAATGCATTAGGAATATTCGGTTCTCAAAATAGAGCAGTAACTAGACAAGATTATATTGTAAGAGCTTTATCTATGCCAGAGCGATATGGTTCAATTGCAAAAGTATATGTTAGTCCTGATGGAGAAATAGATAATAATTCACCATCATCCATTTTAGCAAATCCAAAATATATTTCAGAATTTGTTGGATTGGTTGAAGGATTAAAAGGAAAACCATCTTCTGAAGTTCAAAAAGAGTTAGTTAAATATCTTTCACAAAAACGTTCTGCAATATCAGAAGTTAATAATCCATTTGCAATCAATATGTATATATTGGGGTATGATATAAATAAAAAACTTACAAATTTAAATACTGCAATTAAACAAAATCTTAAAACTTACTTAGGTGAGTATCGTTTAATGACGGATTCTGTAAATTTATTAAATGGATTTATTGTAAACATTGGTTGTGATTTTGAAGTAATATGTTATTCTAATTATAATAAAAACGAAGTAGTGGCAAACTGCTTAGTTGAATTACAAGATTATTTTAACATAGAAAATTGGACATTCAATAAACCAATAAACCTTTCGGAAATAGAATTAATTCTTGCAAACGTAGAAGGAGTTATGAGTGTACCATCGGTTAAGATATACAATCTATGTGGTGGTGATGGAAATTATTCTACAAATAAATATAATATAGACCAGGCAACTAAAGATAAGATTGTTTATCCATCATTAGACCCTTGTGTTTTTGAAGTTAAGTACCCAAATAAAGATATTAAAGGAAGAGCACTATAATGCATAAATTTTTCACATCATCATTTGACGCAAGTA